ATGGATCCCCGGAACGTCTTCATCGATCCGAGCTGCAACGGCGATCTCGACAAGGCGCTCTTCGTGTGTGTCTCGTTCGAGACCAACAAGGCCGAGCTGGTCAAGGAAGGCGACCGGTACAAGAACCTCGACAAGATCAACTGGGAGGGGAACACCCCGCTCAGCCAGCCTGATCACGAGACTCGGACCCCACAGACATTCAACATGTCTGACCAGAGCCGCAAGAAAGTCGTGGCCTACGAGTATTGGGGCTTCTTCCCGATCAACGATGACGACGTCCTGGTGCCGTTTGTTTGCACCTGGATCGGCGATGTCATCATCCGCATGGAGCTCAATCCGTTCCCGGATCAGAAGCTCCCGTTCGTGGTGGTGCCCTACCTCCCGGTGAAGCGTGAGCTCTACGGTGAGCCGGACGCTGAGCTGCTCGAGGATCAGCAGGCGATCGCCGGTGCTGTGACTCGTGGCATGATCGACCTGATGGGTCGCTCGGCCAATGGCCAGCAGGGCTTTGCCAAGGGCATGTTGGATCCGCTCAACCGTCGCCGGTACGAGCAGGGCCAGGACTACGAGTTCAACCCGAACGTCAGCCCGCAGATGGGCCTGATCGAGCACAAGTATCCGGAGATCCCGGCCTCTGCTCTGAACATGCTTCAGATGCAGAATGCCGAAGCTGAAGCCCTCACCGGTGTGAAGAGCTTCGGTGGTGGCATGTCGGGTGAGGCCTACGGCGAAGTCGCTGCCGGCATCCGCGGTATGATGGACGCCTCGAGCAAGCGTGAGATGGCGATCCTGCGTCGCCTGGCTCGTGGCTGGAGCGAAGTCGGCCGCAAGGTCATCGCCATGAACCAGGAGTTCCTGAGCGACGAAGAGACCATTCGGATCACGAACTCGCCGGCCGAAGAAGGCGGCGAGGAGACGGAGACCTTCGAAGTCATCCGTCGTGAGGAGATCCAGGGCGAGTACGATCTCGAGGTCGACATCAGCACGGCCGAAGTCGACAACGCCCAGGCCGAGAACCTGAGCTTCATGCTTCAGACGATGGGCCCGAATGGCGACCAGCAGATCAGCATGATGCTGCTCGCCGAGATCGCCCGTCTCAAGCGGATGGTCGAGCTCGAGAACAAGCTCCGTAACTGGAAGCCTCAGCCGAACCCGGCCCAGGAGAAAATCCAGGAGCTCGAGATCCGCAAGCTCGAACTCGAGTGTGCTGAGATCGAGGCCCGTACCCAGGCACATGGCGCCAAGGCTGAGCTCAATGAAGCCCAGGCCGACAAGGTTGAAGTCGAGACGATGGCTCTGGCCAGCGGCGAGACGCATCAGCGGGACATGGAGAAGATCGAAGGTCAGGCCCAAGGCAACAAGGAACTGACCGTGACTAAGGCTCTGGTCACTCCCTCCAAGGAGGGCGAGAAGAAGCCTGATGTCGAAGCAGCTGTGGGTTACACTGAACTGAGTCGTGGTGCTCCGCGCACTCAGTCACAGAATTCCGCACCTGTGATGCCACAAACTGTTGACAGTTTCCCACAAACACCGGATCTACCTGTTGGGGGGGATATGACTAGCCCCTCTGTAACCCAGATATAGTGAGGGCTTAAATGAACGTGACTGTAGTCCAAGGTCTTGAGCAGCAGCTCAAGGATGCCAAGGAACTGGTTGAGCGTCGGGATCTGGTGTTGGAGCTCTCCAACAACCGCGCCTTCCGCAAGGTCATCATGGACGGCTTCTGCCGCGATGACTGCGCTCGCTTCACCCATGAGTCGACCGATCCGAACCTCACGCCGCTACAGCGTGCGGATGCCCTTCAGTCTGCTCAGGCGGCCGGCGCTCTCAAGCGTTTCCTGTCCCAGCAGTTCCAGCTGGGTCAGACCGCTTCGGCCGACGTCAATGAGATCGAAGAGAACCTGGCAGAAGCCCGCGCTGAAGAGGACGCCGCTTCGACGGTCGTGAACCAGCCGGCTGAAACGCACGGTGATCTCGCGTGAAGGCCGTACACGAACTCTCCGACGAGGAGCTTCTGAGCATGGGCAGCCCGGCAGATGCCGGGATTGCTCCTGCCACGCCAGAAGAGAAAGCTGCTGATGCAGCGGCTGCTGCCGGCGCTGAGGTCACTGGTGATAATCCTTCGGATACGGGAGATACCGTTGAAGGCGGCGCAACGGCCGGCGACAACGATGGTTCCACGACCGACACAGAAAATGGTGGCGCAGATGGGCAGACTGATGATACACAGTCGCCTTCTGGTGATACTGACTCTGGTGCTGATGGTGTAACCACTGGCTCCAGCGACTCTGCCACCGGAACTGCGGTAGAGGGCGGTGATCAGGCTCCTGTCGGTGAAAAGCCGACCGGGGACGCAGCCAAGGATGGATCGACGGCGGCCGCTCCTGGGGGGGAGAGCACCGGTGGTCAGACCTCGGAGCCTGATTACAAGGCGGTTCACGCCGAGCTGATGGCTCCTCTGAAGGCGAACGGTAAAACGATCACCTTCCAGGATCCCAGCGAGCTCCGCCAGCTGGCCCAGATGGGCGCGAACTATACGCGCCGGATGCAGGAGATCGCTCCCCATCGGAAGATGGTGACGATGCTCGCCAACAATCAAATCGACGAGAGCAAGCTCGACTTCCTCATCGCCCTGGACAAGGGCGATCCCGAGGCGGTGAAGAAGCTCCTCGCCGACAAGTCGATCGATCCGCTCGAGATCGACACGACCAAGACACCAGATTTCCAAGGCGGCATGAATGTCGTCACCGACGATGAAGTGGCCTTCCGTACCCAACTGGATGACCTGAATGGGTCTCCTGAGGGCAAGGCCACGATCACCGAGGTGAACCGGCGTTTCGATGATGCTTCCAAGGAAATCCTGTGGAAGTCACCGGAAATCATGACGGCAATCCATGAACAGCGGGCAACCGGGGTCTACGACCTCGTGCTCGCCGAAATGGATCGTCAGATCACGCTGGGGAAGATCCAACCGAATACACCGTTCATCCAGGCTTACAAAGTCGCCGGGGATTACCTGGTGGCTCAGGCCGGAAACCAGGGTGGGGCTCCCAACGGACAGGCCGGCCAGCCTGCACCCGTTGTTGTGACAACCCGTACCGCTGCTCCGAAGCCGGCCGCGACGAATGGCGACAAGGCTGCTGCTGCTTCCGCTTCGCGGAGCTCGCCGGCCACCAAGCAACCGATCGTCAATCCGCTCGCCTTGAGCGATGACGATTTTCTGAAGAAGATGGAAGGTCGACTCTAGGGGTAGATCGACTTTCCGGGGGGATAAGGTCGCTCACAAATGTTGAACTACAATGCTCCGACGCTGACCAACGGTGGTACGGCGTCCTCGATCGACGGCACTGGCAACAACCAGATGGCCACCTTCTTCTGGCTGAAGAAGGCGATCATTCAGGCTCGTAAGGAGCAGTTCTTCATGCCGCTTGCGAGCGTGACGAACATGCCGAAGCACTTCGGTAAGACCATCAAGGTCTTCGAATACGTGCCGCTCCTCGACGATCGCAACAGCAACAGCCAGGGTCTGGACGCTGCCGGCGCGACTTACGCCAAGGGCAACCTGTACGGTTCGAGCCGCGACATCGGTTCGATCAATGCCCGTCTGCCGGTGCTCGGCGAGAACGGTGGCCGCGTGAACCGCGTCGGCTTCACCCGTATCGCTCGTGAAGGGTCGATCTACAAGTTCGGCTTCTTCCACGAGTTCAATCAGGAGTCGATGGACTTCGACAGCGACGACGAGATCATGGATCACCTGAGCCGCGAGCTGCTCACCGGTGCAACCCAGCTCACCGAAGCTGTTCTTCAGCGCGACCTCCTGCTCTCGGCCGGCGTCACCATCTATGCTGGTGCTGCCACGTCGAACGGCACGGTCACTGGTGAAGGCGCGACTCCGTCGCTCGTCACCTACGCGAACCTGATGCGTCTCGATCAGACGCTGACGGACAACCGCACGCCGAAGCACACGACTGTCATCACCGGCAGCCGCAATGTCGACACCAAGACGCTCGGCGCCTGCCGCGTGCTCTTCGTTGGCTCGGCCCTGGTTCCGCACCTGCGGACCCTGAAGGATCCGTTCAACAACCCGGCGTTCATCCCCGTGCAGCAGTACGGTGATGCCGGCACGATCCTGAACGGTGAGATCGGCGCGATCGGTCACTTCCGCATCGTCGAAGTGCCGGAAATGCTCCACTGGGCCGGTGTCGGCGCCAACGTCGGGACCAACCCCGGCTACCGCGCCACTGCTGGCAAGTACGACGTCTACCCGATGCTCTGCATCGGCGAGGACAGCTTCACGACCATCGGTTTCCAGACCGACGGCAAGACCGTGAAGTTCACCGTCATGACCAAGATGCCTGGTCGTGAAACCGCGGATCGCACCGATCCCTACGGTGAGTCGGGCTTCAGCTCGATCAAGTGGTACTACGGTATCCTGATCAAGCGTCCGGAGCGCATCGCCATCGTGAAGACTGTCGCTCCTTTCTAAGGTTCGACTGACGGGTGAGGGGGACTTCGGTCCTCCTCACTTCGCTTCTGCCTGACCAGATTTAGACCCAGAGGGAATTCATCGAATGTCTGAAACCGACAACACCCAGACCGGCACCGGTGGTAACGAGAGCGACAACGAGTCCGCTCCTGCCGCGCCGACTGAGCTCTCGCTCCTCAAGGAGCGTGCCAAGCTGATGAACATCAGCTTCTCGAACAACATCAGCGTCGACGCTCTTCGCAAGAAGATCCAGGACAAGCTCGATGCCGAAACGCCGGCCGAAACTGGTGAGACCGATGACGAGGACGAAGCTCCCGTCGCCGAGGTTGCAGGACCCGGGCCGGTCAGCACGGACGAGCTCGCTGCTCCGGTGGCGGCCGCTCAGCCGTTGAGCCGTAAGGCCCAGGTGCAGCAGA